AATTAAAAAGGCCGCCAATGGGCAGCCCTGTTTTAATGAAAAAAAACCGCTGACATCACGGGAAGCAGCGGCTAATAGGCACGGTCAAAGTTTTACTTATAGCTATTCGTCAAATATTGCATGAATGAAAAAACACATCAAACGCAAAAATTGAACACTTTTGGACAATGAGCTGAACACTCACGCTCCAGAAACGCAAAAACCCCACGGGATTAACCGCAGGGTTCGGATGCTCTCTTGCTGGTCGAAACGATTGAACGGATTCCCAGCGTTAGAGTTGATACTAGACGAAAATTCCGCATATCACAACATCTATCTTCTCTAAAATTTACCTTTCATGGGAAAAATCACTACTGAGTGACAGATTTCAACGCACTGTCCGCATATCCCTCCTGCCGATGACACTCTTCTACCAACAATTCGAATAATGGCTGGATGTGGTCATAAGCCGTGGTTTTCTTCACATCCCATTCGGTGCGTACACCCTCCAGCACATTAGAGAATTTAAGCCGGGCATAACCTCTGCCTGTGCAGCGCTCACAAACTTTCATAACCGGCACGCCCTGCATCTCCGTTTCTTTCTTGTCCAGTACCTTCCCTTTCCCATGGCAGCGACACGCATTGCTGATAACACCTTTTCCGTTACAGGCTGAGCATAAAACGCGCGCAGTCTCCCGTACCGACTTCCATTCCTCCCAATAGGACGGGCAAACCCCCTTCGTGATTTTTGCCCATTTAGGCGGTTTCCCATCCGGGTACTGAACTTTATTTGTGAAAATATCTGCCTCGGTAAAGCCGTCCCCATCGCAACAGTCGCATTTGCGAACGCTTGCCGCACTACGGGCGTAATCCTGATAAGCAAAAGCGCACAGTATTTCGAGAACTCGTTGGCGTAATCCTTCATCGAGTTCAGTAACTGGTCTGAAATGTCGTGATATCTCAACGGCTGAACCATATAGAGCCTCCATTGCCCGCTCCGGGCTGCTGATGCCAATTTTTGCCAGGTAAAGATCGAAACCAAATCCGCACTTAGCATTAACGAGGCCAAGCGCGGCCATCACATCAGTACCAGTGAGATTGTCTGTAGCTGTTGCCCGCGAGGAGTCACTGAACATCGGGGACTTCGGTGCAAAGTATTTTGCGATTGATTCGAGGTTCATCGTGTTTCTCCAGCATAAGTTTTCACGTAATTCTTCAGTATTCGGTAGTCCGTCAGCACAGAGCCGGGAAAGTGATATAAGCGCAATCGTTGCCAACGAACGCGGAGGTGATCGGCAAAATAGGATTCAAATGTCATGCGGCCTCCCTTGCTTTGACGAGTTGTCGCCTCAGCGCGCTGTAATGCTTTCTGATGGCTTCGAGTTCTTCGATGGTGTATCGGTGCGGGGTGTTATTGTTTTCGAGCGCCTCAACGCGTTCAGCTCCAATTTTCTCTATAAGGCCAAGGCGGTACTGCTGCTGATTGCCCGACAGCTGAACGTTACAGTGGTGGCACTGTTTACGGATATTGTCTTCGTGATAGCGGAGATGTGACGCTTTCCCACGTGAGCGGTAATGCCCGGCTTCCCACTGGACGGTGTCGAACGTCCCACAACTGATGCATGGCAAATCATGGTCACGCTCGCGAATATAGTCATTGACTACACGCTGCGTTAAATCTTCCCAGTGCTTCAGCGGCTTAACCGCAGCTTTACGCTGGCGCCAGGCGGCTCGCTCTTTCTTCTCAGTAGCGCGCTGTTTGGCGGACTCTTTGCGCTTAGCGTCTTCACGGGCTTTTCTGGTCTGCTCTTTGCCGACAGCGCTGGCGCACTCATAACCGCAGACAGTCTGCGTATCACGCACCGGGTGAAACCACTGGCGGCATTCTTTGTTGGCGCACTTACGGCGCGGTAGCTTAGCCATGCTCAACCCCACGCCCTGTTTTGCCAGACCTTACTCGGGCGCGGCGCTTTCTCGCTTTCCGGCAGCTGAACGCTGACGGTCCAGGTGATGTTGTCGCGGTTCAGGCTGCGTTCTACTGTGGCGCCACGACGGCGATAACTCGCCACCAGCTCGTTTGCCTGTTCGGTTGTGCATTCGTGATGGTGGAACCAGGAATATTTCATCGCCATCACCCCGCAAAGCTCATGAGCTGCGATGCGGCGTTTTCCGCTTCTCGCTGAGTCTTGAATGCCCGGGACAATACCCAGCGCCACAGAACATCGAGCGCGGCTTTGTACAGTTGCTGGAACTCGGTTTCGTCCATGTTGGCGAAGGCGATACTGCGGGGGTGTTTGCGAAGGGTGCCGTCGGGAAGCTGTATGGCGTCGTAGTGGCCAGACTCGATGATCACCCATGCACGGTATGCGTCATAGGATTTGCAGATGCTGATACTACCGGCACGCTTATCTGCGATACGGTCAAGATATTGCTCAGCTGCATCCAGGAGTGCAGCTTCACTTCCCGCGAATGAGGCAAGAAACTTGGCATAGCCGGTTACCAGCTTGCGTTCGTTGGAGGAGATAGCCCCGCCGGTGGGTTCCCAGTATTCGAAACCGAGATTGAGTAACGCGAAGAAGCGACGATGAAAGGCCGGGTTGCGTACCTGCCGGAACTCAGCCACCAGCACGGCGCCGAGTTTGAATTTTGATTGCAGAATATCACTGGTCTCCGGCGTGGCCGCGATCAGGATTCCTGATTGATGCTTAATGAGATGTAGTTCGTGCGCCATGGTGCTCTCCGTGGCGCATAAGGTTGTCAGTTGCTCAGACTGACACTGACATTATGTACAGTTGATAATGGAAAATCAATGCAAGAAAAAACCCGCCGTAGCGGGTTATATTGTCGATATGGGAATTCACATATCGCTTGTATGGCAGGTTATATCAATCACCAGAGTCTACGAGCTTTTGCATAGCACCTGCGTAACGGGACATGCCGATTTCCAATGCTAACCTCACGTCCTGCTGAGGTGCTGCTGCGAGCATAGCCCTGTATGTCGGGTTAATGGCATCATGTTCGTTCATTGCTGCCCATCCTGCTTTATTCATAGCCTCCGTTGGCTCTTTTGGAACCAACTGCCAACCATCCGGAGTTGCCGGAGAGTTGCCAGCCGGTTTGAAGTTTGGCTTCGCATCCTGAACCAACAGGATGTAGCCATTCCTTGCTGTATCCAGTTCAGATATTTCAGTTACAGTGCCGAAATAACGATGGCCAGCATCTGCATCACAGGTGCTGACGTCTACTGATACTTCCATGCCTTCGATGTGTTTAAGCAACTCGTCAGTATTGATTGCTGGTTTATCGGTGGGAGTGTTCATGTGGTTATTCCATGAGCCAACTTCGTCAAGTTTTTCGGAATTACCGAACGACTGAAGCATGGCGGCGCGGCAGGCTTCAAATACCGCATTGTTAAACCTCACACCTTCAAAAAAGATTTTCCCATTATGCTCAAACCAGAACTCGGACTTCTCAACATCGGGTAAGAGGCTTTTAAGCACGCCCTCAGACACTGATAACACCGCTGGCTGCGGTAACTGTGGTGCTGCGTAGAGTGGCATCGGCTCGCTATATTCTGCCAGTTTAGGGTCAGCCGCATGCAGTAGATAGCCCTTGTATGTCATGTACGCCACCGGCTCAGCATTCAGGACTTCATCAATCACCTTCACAGCATCAGCCATTGCGTAGCCGAGATTACCTCCGTCGCTTTGTGCTGCTGCTTTGCTGAGTATTTCGCGTATCTGGTGCAGGCGATCGAGTGATACAGGACCGTGCGCCGGGTGGTTAGTTGTCATGCTGCATACTCCTGCTTACGGTTAGAGCGACATACCAACGCGTAGAAGTTCATGTCGCAAATCAGTGCTACTCGCATTTCTGCCGTAAAGCGAAAGCCGAGTTTATTTGACTTGCCGACTGACCGCCGACGCTTACGCATTATCTTTCGCACGTGGGCCGCGTTTACCTCAACCTGACGATGTCTTGAAGCATAAACACCCTTAGGTGGTATCTTCCGAGCTTGTTTCTGGTACGCGGTTAACAGGTCATGTACGTCTGTAAATTTGCTCATCTCTCACTCCCCCTTCACGCCAATGCCAGCGGCGCGGAGTGCTTCTATGAAAATATCAAGCCCCTGATTAAATCCGATAGCCTCATAAAACTGTTTTGTGTGCATGTCCGGTGAATTGCGATATTGGGGCAGCGTCACTGTCCGCGCCTCCAGTTCTGCTATGCGCTTCTCTGCGGATTCCAGTTGTTCGCGCAGTTCTGGTGCTTTATCGTCAGCACTGCGTTGCAAACGGGTTACCTCGTCAAAAAGTTCAACGGCAATATTCCCCTGCTGAGTTGCCAGCTTTTGTGAGACTTCCAGCTCATTCAGTAGCGCCAGAACAGCTTCCGGGCTTGCTTCATCCTGCCAAGAGTCAGAGGTGTCACTGACAGAGCGGAGCATTATTTCTTCCTGCGCCGCTTCACGCAGCGCCTGTTTGTTGAGTGCTGTCATTGGGCTGCCTCCTGGGTTAACTTTTCGAGAATGGCATCAAGGGCTTTCCGTTTTCCGATATGCCCGCCACCAACCCACTCTCCACGAAGCAAGGCGTAATATTTCCCGTCGTCTTCGTGATACGGTCCTCGGATAGACCAGTCGGTTGTGATGGCGTCGATCGCCTTTTTAGTTTCTTCGAAATCCATCATGCTCATGACTGCACTCCTTTGCGAAGTTGGGCGGCGAAGTTAGCGGCTAAGTATGCGTAGGCATGATTTTTATTCTCTCCGCTTGCGATGGCTTTGCGGGTCAAATGCTCGGCGTAAATCTCCACACCACTAGCCCGCACTTCAGCCAGGAAGGCGTCGGTGGTCGGCATAAATAATGCTGATTTAGCATCAAACATTAGTGATTTAGCTGGATTGATTGACTTCTCCTCTGGAGAAATACCGCTCATTGCAAATTGGTTAACCATGCGCTCAACAACTTCACGCAATGCTGCATTATCGACCGCCAGTGCCTCGCTATGCGTCAGCTGCTTTTCATTCTCCGCCGCCAGCTCCCTGCACTTGCTCTCGGCGTTAGCGAGCTGTACTGCCATGCAGTTGTAATCACGAATCAACGCAGTTACCTGATTGTCACTAATGTCACACATTCCATCTTCATCAATCTCAGAAACCCAGCGTTCAATATTTTCTCTGCTGCTCATGCTGAAGCTCTCCCGTAAAATGCCAGTACACGCTGCATAGCCGGACTTGTACGGCAAACTGATGCGACCATGTTTTTGCTCATGCTCGATTTGAGCTGCTTGATGTTCAGCTCCCCGCCGGGCTGAAGTGAATAGACCGGGCGATGTGGCTCGCCAGTGCGGATTACTACCGCTCTGCGTACCAGGTGAAGCAGCAGGTTGTGCGATTTCTTACTGTCACATCCCAGCAGGCTCTGAACCTGACGAGGCGTTATGGTCTGGTTAACCCGAAGGAAATCGACGATTGCCCACAATGATTTGCTTGCCATAGTGATTTGCCCTCGAAGTTATTTAACGATCCGGAGATGGCTAACGTTCTTGCGATAGCTGCCCCAGTCAAAGTTCACCCACATTCCGCCATCCATCTGGAGACGGTCGATAACCCGCGCACCCAACGCCACGAGAAGCTCGTCGTGGTTCAGGTTTGTCAGGATCCCCACCGGACGCATCGACGACAGGCGACGGTCGATAACCTGATTCAGAATGACTTTCTCGCCGTTACTTCCACGCTGAATACCGACTTCATCCAGCACCAGCAGATCGACTTTGCAGAGGTCATCCAGAAGTGAAGCCTCTGACTGACCACCGTCGTAGCACTCGCGAACGCGCAGCATCAGGTCAGGAATTGTCACCACCAGCACAGATTGACCACCGGACAGGAGATGATTCCCGATTGCCGCTGCCAGATGGTTTTTCCCGGTACCAGGGCCGCCACTGAATACAAAACTCGCAAAGCCAGCACCAAAGTTCTGCGCGTAGCTTTTCGCCATGGTGTAGGCCTTGCGCTGTTGCTCACCGGATACTTCGTAGTTGGCGAACGTGCAGCTGCGATGCAGGCTCTGGATGCCAGAGCGACCGAAGATTTTCTCTGTACGCGCTTTCTGATTCAGCTTGTCGAGCTCTTCGCAATGTTTCAGTCCTTCTTCCCGTTGCCACGCCAGAAGCTCTGCTGCGCTGGTGAACTTAGGCTGAACGCCTGGCGGTATGAGTTTTTTCAGGCGCTCAAGAGCACTGCCGGAATTAACAATGTTTTTCACCGTTACCCCCTGAATCCGGTTGGGATGGTTTTATCTGGTCGGGAAATCGTATTCAGATCCCGCATACCTGACGATGCAGTCACTTCCCAGGCTTCCTCGTAGTGCTTCGAGGGGCCAAAGAACGTTGCGGCCTGTTTCACGTACTCGGTGTTAAGTTTCCCCGTAGCTTTCACGAACTCGGCATATCGCTGTGTACCGTTGAGCAACTCCTGAGCTGTAGCTCCTGAGTTAACTCTGGCGTTCCAGGCTTTGCAGGCGTCGGCCTTGCTATTTCCTCCAGCGCGTTTTGGATAAATCGACCACGCCTGCTCGAAGTCATCCGGATAGGCATTTTTTTTTGGTGGCGTCTCATCATCGGAAGAATCATCACTCTCTGGGGGTGTGGCGGAGCCATGCCCCAAAGTGTTTTCTTCTTCCTGTTCCTGTTCCTGTTCCTGTTCCTGTTCCTGGTTAAGGAACGGTTCAAGAACCCTTTCTGAACCCTTTAGCTTCAAGCCACCAATGTGAGCTATCGCATCAGCCATAACCCGCGCCAGTTCTGGCTTCACCGAAGATTTATCCGGCACTTGAGAAAACAAACGCATAGCCGCTATACCCTGATTAGGGTTCTCAACTGGGTTCCAGCTCATGAAGTTCCGAATAAGGACCCATTTCGAGGCAAAATCACGCGTTGCAAAACCGTTCATAGATAGCTCATCAAACCCTTTCGCAACCCTTTCAGATGTCCAGTTGAGGTCTTCCGAAACGTATCCATCAGGCAGTCGAAAACAACCAATCATGTTCGTGTGTTGCCCCGTGAGCAGATACAGCGCGAGCAAACGGGCATCATCAGAAACCCGACGCATTCCATCGCTTATCCAAAAAGATGTATGCACCTTGCCGTAATCACGCATAAAAACCCCTGAATGCTTAAATTACTGTCGGTTCGTCAGTTCTGGCGGAGTGCTTAAAGACGATCTCGACGCACAAAAAAACGCATTCCTGACAGATTGAGACGCCATCCCCAACGACGAGAACGCCAGCAATTTCGACATTCGTCTTTCCGCAAAAAGAGCACTTATGGGTTGGCTGGATATTTACATTGGTACTGGTTGCTGACATACTTACCCCGCAATGATTTCGCAATGAATTGCACCAGAAAGCCGTTGGTGTTCGCGCACCGCGGCTTTCGCCATTTTTGAACCGGTCATATAGCCCCCAGCATCATCTGCACCATCTCCATCAGCGGCCCGGTTAAGCCAGGGTCAACGCGGTACATCTCCACGATCCCCTCGCTCAACTCTTTCAGCTTCTGATGACGTGGAGCATCCATCGCGACGGCTATCTTCGCTTCGCTGGTTTCTTTCTCCATACGCGCCAGACGAGCCATAACGTTGTCTTCTGGTAGCAGACGGTTGCGGTACTTGAGCGGCAGAACAGCAAGAATTGCCGGAGTCAGCTGGCGGACGTTCTCGCGGTATCTTTCACTGTTGAAATGGTTGTCCAGGAAGCGGAAAAGCTTCTGACGCTGTCGGCTGAGGTCATCAGGGAAAGTGATCTCGTCTCCCCCTTGCGCCTGGTACTCTTCGATGATCAGAGCAGAAACGACATCCTGACCATCTACACCCGCCCATGAGCGAACGGCATCTCGAATATCTTCATGCCTCGGTCCTTTCTGCGCTTGAGCGCGATTTATCACCGCCTGCTGCAGCGATCCTGTATCCTGGTAAAACGTAAGTGATTGCATTTGTGGTCCCTTGATGGTTAAGCGGCTGCATGTGGATGCGGAAACAATTCAGGAAGGTCGGGACGGAATTCATGAGCCTGAATCTGTCCTTCGCTGGCTCTTACCAAAACAGGAACATGGATCGGGGATATTTGTTTTTTCCCATTTAACCAGTCACAGATCGTGGATTGGGCCTTACCACATCGCTTCGCTAGCTCTTTCTGACTACCGGCGATTGCAATCGCTTTTTCTACAGCAGAGTTTTTCATAATCGCTCCTTCTATCAATTTTGATTGATTATGTGTATCGCTCTAACGAATGTCAATCGCCTATGCGATTTTTTGCTTATTCATCGCCGCAGCGATAATATTTATGAAGGTTATTAGGGGAGTATCTTTAATGAGTTTTTCTGAGCGGTTAGATCGCGCAATGACTGAGGCGGGTTATACACAGGGCAAGCTCGCTAAGGCCGTTGGCATGGCACAGTCAAGTGTTAACAAGCTGCTAAATGGTGCGTCAAGCTCAAGAAAAACAGTCGAGATAGCATCTGTTCTCAATGTTCGCCCCGAATGGCTTTCCACTGGAACCGGACCGATGCGTAATGATGGTCAGCAGCCGGAAAAAACCAATGGAGGTATAAAGAGCTTCAACGTATTCCGGATTGAGGTTCTCGACTTTACGGTTAGCGCGGGGCCAGGGGCTATAAATAACGAGTTCGTAGAGATCCTACATTCTGTTGAGTATCCGGTTGAAGAAGCCAGGCACATGTTTAACGGACGTAAACAGGAGCAGATCCGCATCATCAACGTCCGCGGAGACAGCATGTCTGGCACGATAGAGCCGGGTGATCTGCTTTTTGTCGATATCAGCATCCAACACTTTGATGGTGATGGAATTTACGCTTTCCTGTACGACGAAACAGCTCATGTTAAGCGACTTCAGAAGATGAAAGACAAACTACTGGTAATCTCAGACAACCAGACCTATCGCCCGTGGGAGCCAATTGAGAAGGAAGAGATGAACAAGATTTTCGTCTTCGGAAAGGTGATCGGCAGCATGCCGCAGACCTACCGTAAGCATGGGTAGAAAGGAAATGTCTGCTTCATCTTTATGATTCATCCATTCAAATGAAAAAGGAGGTGGCTGATGAAAAACAAAAGCTCTAAATACCTTGAAAAAATACGACCTCAATTAGAATGTGTAACTGTTGAGCAATTTTCTGCTTATCTGAATGCTGTGGGTGCCAGTAAAAAATGTCTTTCTTGTGGTAGTCACGAGCTTGTCGCTTTAACAACGAACAGATTGCCTGACTCACTCTCGCCAGAAGATCAACTAATTGACCCAGAAGGCATTTTTGAAAAGTATACGTTCATGAAAATTCACTACGGGTATTCCGAATTAGATATAATCGTTGGATCCGATATTTTTTTTAGGACGACTTGCAAGAACTGCGGATTCACAATGAGCTATGTAGCCCCCAAAGTTACTCACTGGATACAAAAGGAAAAAGAGTCTCATACTGATGAATGACGTGTTTGATTATGAGAATGTACAATACCTGTTCCCACAAGAGGTTGAAAAGGATAACATCCGTTCCAGGAAAGATGCTGAAGATGGTGATTTGGTCGCTATGAGCAAAGATGAACTTGACGCTAGAATGGCTCAAAACAAAGCAGAGGTGGATGTAGTTGCCGCCGAGATGCGACGCGAGATGGCTGAGTTTCGAGCCTTTCAAGCGCAGCAGTTTTCTGCAATGAATACATCTATGTCTGAAATTAAAGCGCAGATTTCAGGCGTTAATGGCGAAGTAACTGGGTTAAAGGGGCAGATTGATGGGCTGAAAACCACATCTGCAACTCTTCAGTGGATGGTTGGCGCCATCCTGGCGCTACTGGCGGTTATCCTTGCACTTCCTCAAGTGCAAACCTACCTAAAACCAGTCGAAATAATCCAGCCAGCACCAGCACCAGCACCAGCACCAGCACCAGCACCACAAAATAATAAATAACCCGGCCACCGCGCCGGGTTTTTACTGTCCTTTCCTCAAGAACTCCGCCGCATCCCTCAAAACCCCCTTGTGAATCACATTGCCCACCGTCTTCCTCTTGGCTTCCAGGCTATCCACAATCGCATCCCGACTAATCACTACCCCATCAATAATTAACTCAACCACCGCCCCACCAATCTCGCCAGAGATGAAAGCTGCGCGATCTTCCAGCAATTCATCACGTGACATATCCATACCTAAGCCCATAACAATCCCCTCTCTGGTGTTTTTTTGAGCATATCACGCATCTAACACAAAAATAAATCGCTTTATAAATCAAATAGCAATCGACAAAATCACCATATTATCGTTTAAGCGATTGATAAAATAAATCGCCTTAGCTATCATCACCTCATCGCGAAACACTAAGCGCATAAGGTTTAACGCTCAGCTGGCCGGCTATAAGGCAAAACAGAAGTGAGCTTCGCGGTGGTGAACTGCAGAGTTAAATCGCTCAACTGTGAAGATCAGCACCACGGCACCACCAGCGAAGTTCACTCAGCAATAGTGGAGAACATCATGGTTCATCAGCACTACGGTACACAGACGGTAAACCGCGGCGCAGTTCAGCCTGGAATGCTCGTCAAACACAAGGATTCAACCTGGACGGCATCAGCTAATGCTCGTGGTCGTTTGTATCTGCATCGCGGCGTTGAGATGACTTACACCAGGGATTTGCTGGTTGAAGTTTATCTGAACGGTCTGGGGAATGGCCTCAGCCATTAACGGAGAGCGTCATGCAAGACAAGAAATGCGGTTACTGCAGCAAGCCGGTTAAACCGGAAGAAGTAATCAAAAGTACCCTTCTCTATCGCAACGGCTCACTGCTGGCGCGCAAAGAGAAAGAGTACTGTTCCAGACGTTGCGCTTCGCACGACCAGATGGCTCACGAAGGCTAACGTACACCCCGCGCAAGGCGGGATCTACGTCCGGTGGCACCGACCAAAGTTACACCGGAAACAACATCAAAACCAAAGTTAACCCAATGGGCGCTATCAATGGCCCGGGGATTCTAACACCCAAAAATGAGGATCTCACATGGAATTCTTTTATGTGGTTAAAGCCACTCAGAAATCCGGAAAGCAAGATGCAGTGATTTGGTTCACTGCTAAAACCGAGGCTCGCGCCAACCTGCAGCTGGATGTTGCACTGGAAGATGCTGGCATCGAAACCGGCCGCGGCAAGGACTACACCAAACCAATTCGCACTGACTTCCCGGTTGTTGATGACCTGCCAGAAGAAGGTGAAGTTGATTTCACTTGGTGTGATCGTTATGAACTACAGGACGACGGGCGCACCTGGCTGCCAAAGGCCGCTGGCGACGTTGTCACCACTATCCCTGCCGATGTAAAAAATACCGATGAAGTAGCGACTTCTGACGAGAATGTATCGTTAGAAAACCGCACTCCAGCAGTCCGTTTTGCCTTCCATCTGATGAGCGATAAGTACCAGACTCACGTCACTAAAGAGCAGCAGCTGGATGCCAGCGAAATGTCACTGGACGAAAGCAATACCTATCTCCAGAACTTGCTGCAGGTTAAAAATGATGTTCCTGAAGTTGGCGAACTCAGTCTTAATGCTGAGTGGAAAATGATTCAGGCGATTAAAGACATCTTCGAACAGGGTGAAGAGCATGAACCTGAAGTGATCGCTGCTTTCATGTCTGACTGGGTGAACGCAGAAGCAGGTGATCGCAATCAACTGGTTGAAGACTGGCGCAGTGGAAAGTTTCCTCTGCTCAAAACTGAAACCACCAGCGTTGGTGATGAAGTCGGTCCCGAAGAACAATCTCAGCAGCCAGAGCAGCCGAACCTGATCGTCGTTGCCACCCTGCCATTCCGTCAGCGCGTACTGGCTCAGTTCATCGGTGATGGTGAATATCTCTATCACGTCGACGCTGGGCAGAAAAACGAGATTGTCCGCCTTGAGATGGACACTGATAACGCGTACGCCCAAAACCTGCTGCTGGCTGCTGAAAATGTGGAAGCATTCAAAAAAGCCATTGAGCACGATATTCATAAAGTCGTGAATGCCGTTAAGAAAGTCTTCCCTGTCGACGGTAAAAGACCGGAGCTGGCAACAGTGATCCAGTTCCTGACGGTGTGGTTCAAAACTGATTACATCGACCGTGGCATCCTGGCGCGCGAATGGGCCGCCGGTAACCGCATCAGCAATGTTCAGCGCACCGATTCCGGTACCAACGCCGACGGCGGATATGTCACTGACCGTGGCGAAGGCGCACACCACACGCTGGATACTCTGGATTTAGAGATTGCCTGCGCCCTGCTCCCAATGGACTTTAACCATCTTGAAATCCCGGGCAGCATCCACCGCCGCGCCAAAGAGATAGTGGCCAACAAAGAACAACCGTGGAAATCATGGAGCAGCATCCTGCGCAATCAGCCTGGCGTTCTGTCGGTCAATCGCGCTGCCATCTTCAATCTGGTTCGCATCGCGCCGGAAAATATTCACCTGACGCCGGCTGCTCATCTGGAGTTCGTTAACCAGACCATGACAGCTGAGTTCAATTCAGCGGTTGAGTTATTGCCATTGTCTGAAGCAGCACCTGCGGCAACGGAAATGTCCTCCGCCCCTGAAAGCGTCGAGCCGTCTCGCAAATCCTTTTGCACTCACGAAGAGAACCTGCAGCGTGTACGTGAAGAAGGCGCGCGCCGCCGCGCCGAGGAAGTAGCTGCGCAACCTCAGGTCGAGAACCTCGGCGGCGGTGTGTTCTCTATTGAAGGCCTGATGGGTGATCAACAACCAAAAATAGATGACCGTTCACCACTTAATGAGGAAACCACCAGCAATGTGCAGGTTCAAGAAACTGTCAGTGATGAAAAACAGGCTGGTGATGCGCTGCATACAGGCAAGAGCAGTGTGGAAACTGGTGAAGAGTCACATACCAGCCAGCAAGCCGATGTAAACCTGAATGCGGATTCTGTCGCCCAAAACAGCGATTCTGTAAACCAAACCGAACCAGTTGCAGCACAAACCGAGCCAGAAGCGCAATCTGACGAACCAGCTGTTGTTTACCCCGCTTACTTCGAGCCAGGTCGCTATGAAGGTCTACCGAACGAGGTTTATCACGCAGCGAACGGAATCAGCTCTACCCAGGTGAAAGACGCACGTGTTTCGCTGATGTACTTCAATGCGCGTCACGTCGCCAAAACGATCACCAAAGAGCGTTCTCCGGTACTGGACATGGGTAACCTGGTGCACGGCCTTGCGTTGCAGCCAGAGCAGCTCGATGAAGAGTTCAGCGTTGAACCGATAATCCCGGAAGGCGCGTTCACCACAACGGCAACAATCCGCGCGTTTATCGATGAGTACAACGCCAGCCTGCCAGCGCAATTGAGCGCCGACGACATCAAAGCGCTGCTGGAAGAATACAACGCCACTCTGCCTGCTCAGGTGCCACTGGGTGGTTCAGTCGAGGAAACGGGCCAGAGCTACATGTCTCTGCCCGAAGAGTACCAGCGGATCGAAGCGGACCAGAAGCAGACCGCAGCGGCGATGAAAGCCTGCATCAAGGAATACAACGCCACTCTGCCTGCCCAGGTGAAAACCAGTGGTAGCCGTGATGCGTTACTCGAGCAGCTGGCAATCATCAATCCCGACCTAGTGGCGCAGGAAGCGCAGAAGCCGCAACCGCTGAAAGTGTCCGGTACCAAAGCTGATCTGATTCAGGCCGTGAAGTCTGTTAACCCGGACGCTGTCTTTGCCGACGAACTGCTTGATGCTTGGCGCGAGAATCCGCAAGGAAAAGTGCTGGTCACCCGTCAGCAACTGAGCACTGCACTGAGCATTCAGAAAGCCCTGCTACAGCACCCAACCGCCGGGATGCTGCTTCAGCACCCGAGTCGCGCCGTTGAGGTCAGCTATTTTGGCTTTGACGATGAAACCGGTCTGGAAGTCCGCGTTCGTCCGGATCTGGAGATCGACCTGGACGGCGTGCGCATTGGTGCCGACCTGAAAACCATCAGCATGTGGAACGTTAAGCAGGAAGGCCTTCGCGCCAAACTGCACCGGGAAATCATCGACCGTGACTATCACCTGAGCGCCGCCATGTATTGCGAGACCGCAGCACTGGACCAGTTCTTCTGGATTTTCGTCAACAAAGACGAGAACTACCACTGGATCGCCATCATCGAGGCATCCGCCGAACTGCTGGAGCTGGGCATGCTCGAGTACCGCAAATCTATGCGCGCTATCGCCACCGGCTTTGACACTGGCGAATGGCCAGCGCCGATCACCGCTGATTACACCGACGAACTGAACGACTTCGACCTGCGCCGCCTTGAAGCGCTGCGTACTCAGGCATAAGGGGAACGATGATGGAAAACATGAATATCGTAACTGCAGAGCAACAGGCTCCGAACACTATTTCCGCCAGCAACGCCATTTTTAACGTTCAGGCATTAACGCAGCTTCAGTCAGTGGCGGGACTGATGGCACAGGCTGCCGTCACGGTTCCCGAGCATCTTCGCGGGAATCCTGCTGACTGCATGGCAATCATCATGCAGGCCATGCAATGGGGCATGAACCCTTACGCAGTGGCGCAGAAAACGCACCTAGTCAACGGTGTGCTGGGCTATGAAGCGCAGTTAATAAACGCGGTAATCTCCAGCTCTAACGCCATCGTTGGCCGCTTTCACTATGAGTACGAAGGCGACTGGTCGAAATGCGCCAGCAGCCGCGAAGAGATCGTGAAGAAGCCTGCAAAAGGCGGTGGGACTTACGACAAGAAAGAAATGGTACGGGGCTGGAACAGCGCCGACGAGCAAGGCCTGTCGGTTCGTGTGGGTGCCGTCATTCTCGGCGAAAGTGAGATTACCTGGGGCGAACCGGTATTCCTCTCCAGCGTGATTACACGTAACTCTCCACTGTGGATTTCGAACCCGAAACAGCAGATCGCATATCTGGCCCTTAAATACTGGGCGCGACTGTACTGCCCTGCGGTCGTTCTCGGCGTGTATACCCCGGATGAAGTCGAGCAGCACACAGAGAAAGAGATTAACCCGGCGCCGCAACGCGTCAGCCTGGCGGAAATCTCAGGTGACACCGTCACAACCACACAGAGCGCACAGGAATCATCGGTAAATATCGGTTCACTGGCCGATGATTTCCGCGAGCGCATCGATGCGGCGCAGGATGTTGATAGCGCCAAAGCACTGCGCGCTGACATCGAAAGCGCGAAGGTCACGCTCGGTTCTGCCCTGTTCACCGAGCTGAAGAACAAAGCGGTGAAGCGCTACTACCTGGTTGATTCACGTAACAAGGTTGAAGCCGCGATCAACTCCCTGCCGTCTCCGGATGAACCGGGCGCAGCAGAACGATTCGCCGAAGTTGAACGAGTACTGGCAACCAATAAGCGTCACATGGGCGACGAACTGCACGATCAGTTCAGCATCACCCTGGCAGATATGAAACCGGAATACGTGGCCTAAGGGAGGCGGGAGGGTTCTCCCTCCCGGTAACGACATGAGCGAATTCACAAAAGAGCAGTTGGTTGAGTACGTAAAGGGATGTATCGAGCACGCCGAGCGGTTTCCAGGCGTCGAGATAGCCGCCAAAGAAAAGGCGATATTTGAAATTGCACTGGTAGCGCTGACGAATGTGCTAGTACTGGAACGCGAGCAGGTTCGCCGGGATCACGCCGATTGGTCGCAAACTACTTTCGGTAATGTTGGCCCGGTCGGCCCACTGAAGCATCTGTCGAAGGAGGCACTGGAGGCGGCGGCAGAACCCGGTGACCTCAGTGAATGGGCTGATATGCAATTCCTGCTTTGGGATGCGCAGCGCCGTTCGGGAATTACTGACGAACAAATAGTTGCGGCCTGCATAGAGAAACTGGCGATAAACAAACAGCGCCAATGGCCCGAACCACAGGACGGGGAGCCACGACGGCATGTCCGAAGCGCAGGAGAATCTCTCAACGCCCGGCGGCGCCGTAATCGTGAGTCAAACGTCCGCGCTCGCGAACGTGAAACGCCTACACAACGCAAGACCAGATTGGCTAAAAACAGGGCCAGGATGGCCATACGTCGTAAAGGCGGTGCAGCATGAAACTAATTAACCGTGCCAACCAGCAATCCCCATTAGCGCGCCAGGCATGCGACATCGCACTGGCTACCCACCAGCAACGCTACGGCGACTATGGCCGCAGCAAGATGAAGGAGACGTACACGGTGAGAGTTGAAGGTGTGAAGGTCTGGGTGGAAGTGGTTAACCGTAAAGCCAGCTACGTGGCCACGGCGATGACAGGTATGCGCCGGCTGCGCGCGCTACCGGGTCAGGTTTCTTGATAACGATATTTCATTAACAGTTTTCCGGCAGCTCTATAATGAGTTGCCGGATCCGGAGGTAGTATGGCCAAGCTTCTTAATCTGCAGGAATGGGCGAATTCGACTTATTCAACCCCGCCGTCTCTTTCAACACTTCGCCGCTGGGCGCGGGAGGGGCGCATTTACCCTGCTCCGGAACTTCACGGAAAAGAATATAAGGTTCAGCCTGACGCCATCTATGTGGATCCGAGCAAAAAGAACCTTCGTCCCAAATCAAAACGCTTAGCGCTGCCAACTGGCGGCACTCTACTGGAGAGACTGACTCATGGCGAAAAGGCCAGTACGTTACGACGCTAACCTGCCCCGTAACCTGACCTATCGTAAAAGAGACAGGCTTTATAGCTGGCGAAACCCGATTACCGGTCAAGAATTATCTCTTGGCCGGATCGACAGAAAGGACGCCATTTCTCAGGCCATCGAGGCCAACAACTACATCGACCAAAATTACCTTCCGTCAGCGCTGCTTGACCGCATAAAGGAAACACCAACGTTTACGGTTAAAGCGTGGCTCGAGCGCTACGAAGTAATTCTTGAGCGAAGAGAATTGAAGCCCAACACGATGAAGGTCAGGCGCAATCAGATCGCCACTATCAGTGATGAATTCGGACGTATGCCGCTATCGTCGGTCAGCACGAAGGATGTATCTACTTTCCTGGAGAGTTACATACTCTGCGATAAGAAGAGTATGGCCTCAGGCCTGCGTTCGGTATTGTTGGATATTTTCAGGGAGGCGATCGTCGAGGGACATATTGAAAGGAACCCGGCAGAGCCGACAAGAACGCCGACGCCAAAAGTTAAGCGTGAGCGTCTTTTACTCGAGCAGTTCGAGATAATAAGGGATGCCGCAACCGCCCATTCCGAATGGGCTGCAAACGCATGTGATCTGGCACTTGTCACCGGGCAAAGAAGAGAGGACGTATCGTTGTTCAGATTCAGCGATATCAGGGATGGAAGGTTGTTTGTCACGCAGGAAAAGACAGGTCACAAATTGGCGTTGCCACTTGATTTGCGACTGGACTCTGCTGATTTGGTATTGCAGGATGTTATCGACCGTTGTCGTAAAAACAACCCGTCAGACTTCATGCTTTATTCTGCGGTAAGGCGTGGTGGCAGGAAGCCAGGTCCGTTAACTCCGGACGGAATTACCCAGGCATTTTCTGATATCAGGGATTCTACAGAGTTAAAGTTTGGCCCCAACCCTCCCCCATTCCATGAGATCAGGAGCTTGGCGAGCAGACTGTATGAAAGGGAGCGCGGAGAGGATTTCGCACAGAGACTGCTGGGGCATAAAAATTTAACAATGACCAAAAAATACCTGGACGCACGCGGTGCAGCATATGTTATGGTTTAGACAGGATATGGAAATTTCGAGTAATTTTCGTGGGATTTCGTGAAAGTACCGAAAAAACCCAATGAAAACAGATAGATAAAAAGAGACCGAATACGATTCCTGTATTCGGTCCAGGGAAATGGCTCTTGGGAGAGAGCCGTGCGCTAAAAGTTGGCATTAATGCAGGCTAAGTTACCCTGCCATTTAAGAATAGATGACAGCGCCAGGTTTTCCAGTCCGCGACCAAAGTGGCCTGAAAAAAAGGACGATTGTCACCCGCTAGAATGCAAAAACCGCAAGTTCTGCAGCCAGAACGTTGCGGTTTTTTATTGGAAATCAGAAAGCTACATCTGACAATTAACAGAGCTTTTCTGCACGCTCAATAAACGGGGCCAGGCTCATTTTGTCGCCAGGCTTTGCCGGATCGTCAATCTGGATAATGTCGATCGGTTTGGCGGTCGTTTTACCGCTTGCCACCTGCTGTCTGGCAATATCGTTCAGCGGGTATTGCACCAGCGTGCTGGGGTTGATGACATACAGCGCATTACCCGGTCGGCACGTCAGCATCACTTCTTCGCGATTAAACGCCCACTTTTCTTTGCCAACCTCAAAGCGACTGACGGTAATAACCTGCGGCGCGGCCAATGCAGCTCCTGAACTTGCCAGCAGTAACACAGAGATAATCAATTTTTTCAT